GCAGTCGGACAAGTACTACCTCTTCGGCCGTGAGGGCTGGGGTCTCGATCCGGGAACGGACCTTCGAGCTCCTGGTACCGAAGCGACCGAGATCCCAGGTCTGGCTGTCTCGACTGACACCTACTGGGCGCAGGAGCATTCGCTCCAGATCGCAATCACTGATGAAGAGCGGGAGAACGTCGATTCTCCTCTCGCACCGGATCGCGACGGCACCGAGTTGGTAACCGGGAAGGTTCTGTTGGCACGTGAGATCGCCATCAAGACGATGGTGACGACAACGTCGAACTACGCAGCGGGTTACTCGACGACCTTGTCGGGTACCACACAGTGGAGCGACTTCGTCAACTCGAACCCGATCTCCGACTTCAAGGTGGCGCGAGACACAATCCACGCCGGCTTGTTCATCGTGCCCAACCTCGCCATCATCCCTTACCAGGTGATGTCGAAGCTGGAGGACCACCCGGACTTCATCGAGCGGATCAAGTACGTCCAGCGTGGTGTGCTGAACCAGGAGATCATCGCATCCCTGCTCGGTATTCCACGCATCATCGTACCCGGGATGGGCTACAACACCGCCAACCCTGGCCAGACAGCATCGATCGGCTACATGTGGGGTAAGGACGTCGTAATCGCGTACGTTCCTCCTCGTGCGGCTCCTCGCCAGCTGGCCTTCGGGTACGAGTTCAACATGGGCTACGGTGGCAACCGTCCTCAGATCGTCGAGCGCTGGCGCGAGCAGAATCGCAAGAGCGACGTCATCCGAGTCTCCCGCCGCTACGATCTCAAGATGGTCACGCTCAACGCACTCGGCAAGCAGATCGCCGGGTACGTCATCAAAGCTGCGATCGCCTGAGGAGGCCAACGTGTTGATTGCTCTTACCAACATCAAGTATGGGGACGAGGAGGGTAAGGTCACCGAGATCAGTGCCGGCTCAGAAGTCGACACTGGTGATCTTCCCGAAGAGGTGATCGACGACTTGAAGAAGTCGGGTGCGATCGCCGAACCCATCCAAGCGGTGGCCTCCGGCGCAGATGCCGAAGCGCTCATCGTACAGCTCCAGAACCGCATTGCGAATCTGGAGTCCGAACGGCGACGGATGCCTGAGGCACAGCTCGTCCAAGGACAACCCGACCCCGAGGAAGTCGATAGACGACCTCAGGAGCGTCAATGGGATGGTGGCATCCGGGTCGATGACCCCACAGTCGAGATGCCATCCGCCGAAGAAGAAGCAGACGACGAGGAACCAGAGCGGCCGGCAAGCAGCTCTTCCTCCAATCCTGACGACTTCTAGGCGATGAGTGGTGACAGCGTTTGTCACAATACCTGAGGTCCAGCAATGGTTGGATCCTTCTCGTTTGACCCTCGCCTTCATTGACGAGGAGTTAGAGGAGACTGCACGTATTAAGGTGTTCAGCACCTTGGCAGACAAATACGTGACCGAGGATTGGGTAAGCGCTGTTACTACTCCAGATCTAATTCGCAAGATCATCGCCCTTCTCGTTGCGTCCTGGACTTACCGTAGGACGTATGCAGAAGATGGCGGTGATTCTAGTTATGCCGGCTATTTGGAGCTCTCCGCAAATAGGCTACTGGGCGGCCTGCTGGAGGGCTCCATCAACTTACCAGACGACGAAACGATCCAAAGCTCATCGTATCCCTCCTTCTGGCCAACTGACCTAGCAACTGCGTACGCAGATGAATACGATCCGGGATCAGAGTTCGCCGCGCCTCGTGCCTTCACGATGGGCAAGGTCTTCTGATGTACGACTTCGACGTTACCTTCGAACCACCAGCAGCGTTCGTTGAAATGAACTATGCTGAGCTAGGTCTGCGACTTCGTTCCTTTCGTGAACCGCTTACCAATTCAGTCCGTGAAGTTGCCTCTCCTTCGTTCGTTCGTCACTTTGACGTAGAAGGTCCTGGCTGGGAGCCACTCAAGGACCGTACCGTCGTGACTCGCGGTGAAGCACATCCTATTCTCAATAGGACAGGACTGCTCAAGGCCGTAGCGGGTCAGCTTAACCTCTGGGACATTGATGCCGAAGAGGCCTCCGTTGCCAATCTTCCTCGGGCAACGTATGGTGCTTTCCATCAGTTCGGGACTCAACACATGGCAGCTCGTGAGTGGGCTTACCTCGATGAAGACGACCTCGAGAAGATCGAGGGTGTGTTCTACGACTGGGTTGACAACAAGCTAGAGCAATCGGGGTTCAATGACTGATGTTGGATCTTGGAGAACTCAACCAAGCTATGGTGGACCATCTACGGGCAGGGATGTACGATCTCGGTCTCAAGGCGGTTCACTACGGCGACATCAACATGATTGGTCCTATCCCTTGCATCGCGGTCATACCTCGACAAGTGGATCATGTTCCCACCGATACGTACATGCAGGCATTAGACGACGGGGAGCTTCATATCTTCTTGTACCACGATCGCTTGCAGAATGTTCGGGACAACCTCAAAGAGTGCCTCGAGTACACGAAGACAGTCAAGGAGTACATCCTGACCGAGAACCAGCTCGGTGGGCTTGTCGTGTTCTCGTGGATATCACAGCAGTCAATAGGACAGACAACGTTCAACAACGACGATCTGCTGGTGTCCTCGAGACTCGTTTGGATGGGGCGGACTCGCACCCCGTTCCGTTAGCTAGGAGACAACATGCCTGATGATGTCGTAACACCGGACGAACCGGAGTACGCAGGCACGGTTCACGTGTTCGTGGACTCGGTTCCTGAGGGCGACCCTGTTGCTCTCCCTGCGTTCGGCACGGTTCCCAATGGAGGGTCGCGGCAAGTCACTGCCGGACAGATCGCCGAATTCAAGGCCCAGGGTTTCTCCTGGCCTGACGGAGACGAACTCTCGATCAACATTTCCACCAAGGAGCCAGAAGTCGAAGAAACTCCTGTGGGAGATCAGAGCGAAACCCCGGTTGCCGGGACTGAGGAGGACTGACCATGGCAGTAGGTGTTGGCGCTTCCGGCTTTGTCGGTATTGCGCCGGAAGTAACTTCCGGAACCTACGTAGCTCCGACCAAGTACCTGGTGCTTCGAAACGAAAGTTTGAAGCATGTACAGGAAACGAACTGGCGCAGGCCTCTTCGTGGCATCGCAGACATTTCCGGTGTCGTCGCGGGTTACTTTCGAACTGAAGGGTCGATCACTGTCGAAGTGACCGAAGACACCCTGTGTCATCTTCTTCGTGCAGCTCGGTACACAGGTGTCAAGACGGGCTCGAGTCCGTACGTATACACCTTTACTCCAAGTGCTGTCGCTATCCCAACGAAGACTCTGTCCTTCACAGTCGTTCGTAACGGTGTGACCTTTGGCTTCGTCGGTTGCGTTCTTGGTTCAGCCAAGTATTCAGTCGACAACGGTTTGCTCATTGCAACCTTCGATGTCTTTGGACGATCGGAAGCTTCGCAGACTCTTCCGACTCCGACACACGTGACCACGTTGCCGTTCGGTGCTGGTCAGTACACCCTCGAGATCCCTGCAGCGTCAGCTGTCATCGACGCAGACGTGTACGAGTTGAGTGTGAACGATTCCGCGAGCCACGAGTACCGTTTCACTCCAACAGCTGCGGCTGCGTTTGCTCGGTTCGGAGAGCGCAACGTCGAACTCACCATCAATCGTGACTTCGATACTCGTACCGACTATGATGCCTTCAAGGCTCTCTCGGCACAGTCGATCAAGTTCGCCGCATCGAAAGGTGCTGGCGCTTCTGTGACGTTCGAAGTCTTCGCTGCCCTCAAAGACACCTACGAAATCGTTGGCATGAGTGGTCAGGCAGAACTGATTCGTGCCAACATCAAGTATCGTGGGGTGTACTCTGATGGTGATGCCGCGTCGCACAAGATCACAGTCACCACGACTGAGAACATCGCCAGCTTTCCATAAACAAAGGAGCAGTTGCCTTGCCCAGAGCAACTATCAGTACAACAGCAGAAAGGTTCGAACTCAAGTCTCTCGCGGAGGCATGGGTCGAACTTCGGCGTATGTCCTACGGGAAGTGGCTCGAGCGTTCTCAGATGGCCATGCAGATCGGAATCGAAGCCGGTCGCAACAACGGTGGCATGCGTGGGAACATCGAAATGCTGAACCGTCAGGTAACAGCGTTCGAACTCAAGGAGTGTTTGGTAGATCACAATCTTCTCGACGACAACGACGAGAAGTTGGATCTTACCAAAGCTGCCAACCTCGACAGACTCGATCCACAGGTTGGACAAGAGATAGGCGAACTGATTCGCGTACTGCACGAGTTCGGAGACGACTTGGGAAACTGAGTTTCCTGATCCGGTCTCATATCGTACTCGGTAGCCCTTTGGCCAAGGACACTAACAACCCGACACCTCTCGAGGTGGAGGCAAGTAGGGTCCTTGGCCTTTCTGGCGCTTGCCAGGCTTACAATGTTCTTCCGAGTGCCGGAGGAGTATTGGATCAGGATTGTTTCGTCATGGAGTGTCTGTTCTTAGTATTGGCAGCACAAGGAGAACGTTACAAAGCAGATCAGGACAAAGCAAATGCCGGTCGGCACTAGAGATATTCTACTGGTCCTTAGGGCGAGAGATCAAGCCACCCGCATCATTGCTGACGTAGGCAAAGCTGTCGGTAGCTTGGAGGGCGATGCTCTCAAGGCTGCCGAAGCTACCTTAGCCCAAGGCCGCGCACTCACTGGTATGGGTGTTGCGATGACTGGTGTTGGTCTCATTGGTGCAAACTTCTTAGCCGATGGTATCCAGGCCGGTATTGAATTAGACCGATCGATTGCTCTCGTTCAGACGCAGCTCGGTAATACGTCGGGCAGCTTCGAGGATCTCCGTCAGGTCGTAATCAACGTTGCTCGGGAAATCCCTGTAGCCTTCGGGTCCCTGGATGAAACGTTGTACGATATCTT